TAACCGAGGCGTTCCCGTGCTACAAGCTATGTCTATGTCTTTGTGGCGTAACAGCTCACAATCACCGAATGTGCTCGATTCGGAGAAGCGTGAAGCCCTGTTCAGCCGGGTGTTGAATTTTAACACCTGGGATAGCCTGGTGGCAAGGGGAATGCAACCTCAATCTATATCGATTGAAACCCGCTTGTCTTTCCAGAAAGCGTTCGGCATTACCGTACAGGAACAGATATCTTGGGAGCAATATCTAGACCAGTGGACGTGTGGATTCGGTGAACCGGTCCGAGTCTGTCATGGATACTGGAATTCAAAACAGTGGTGTTGTACACTGGAAGCCCCCGGCGGGTATAATGTCCGCCCACACTACTAACAAACAACAACAAAATTCTCTTCGACCGTCGCTCAATTCCCTTGGCAACGTGTCGAAACCACCTTCTGCAAAGAAGCAGGGTGGGAAAGCTAAAGGGAAAATGACCTTGTCATCAAGGTCCCGCATGATGTCGCAGACCCAAATTGCGCCATTGGCGTCCACAACAATCTTGCGCCAGAGTGGATCAGCAAAGGCCAATCGCCCGTACTCAATTGTGAGGCGGGAGTTCATTGCTGACGTTCTGGGCACCACGACGACACGAATCGATAACTACCAAATAAACCCGGGATTACGCTTATTCCCGTGGCTGGCCGGGATTGCACGGGCATATGACCTGTACCGTTTCACGAGATTCCGAATCGACTATATCACCCATGACACTTCTCAGGACAAAGGGAAATTGGCCTTGGCCTTTGACCCCAATCCTGATGACCCTGTGCCAACAACTATAGCACGACTCGAAAACTTTGAAACCAGGGCAGTTAACACTCCCTGGGCCAATAATTATGTAGATGTACCAGTTAGCGATTTGAATCGACTCCCTAAATTTATGATCCGTGACGCACTTGTACCGAACTCGCTTACCACATACGACCTTGGCTCATTGTCGGTTGGAGTGGCAGGCACATTGGACAGCGCGCTTATAGGTGAGATCTGGTTTGACTATGAGGTGCAGTTTTGGGCACCCCAACCTCTGGAAGATCTAACGATCATTCCGCAGGCAAGTGGAACCACAGCTTACCAACAGCCTAGCGTCTCGATCACAACAGCCACCGATTTCGTTGTACCCTGGAGTGGGGCAACGATCACCAACCCATTACGGTTGGTGAACACCGCCGGAGTGTTTGGTGGCTTGCGGGGAGCACTCAGAGTAACTGCTGGAGTCTCTATCAGTTGGGTTGGCAGTGCACCAACTGCAGGGACTTCCCTAGTGGCAATACAGTTATCCACGAACAATGGATCAACCTTCGCAGATGCTTTCAGTTCCTACTACGGCGAATCAGCCGTGGGCGTGGAATCTAAGAGCGTTTCGGGGGTATTATTGCTAATTCCCAGTTACCAATTCAGAGTGCGTGTTGTTTCCACTTTTTCAGGAACCGCATCGATTGCTGGACCGCCAGCATGCAATTACCTCATTATAGCGGCAGCATAATGAGAGGCTTTTGAGAGCCACCACACAACTAGCGCTTGACTAAGCGTGGACCAATTTCTCACTTGAAGCTTGTTCATTGGTTTACGAACTCAAACTAAGTCTTTCAGGTTGGGATTGTCAAAGATTGTCGAAGGATTATTGAAGCGGCATGGTGAAACACAATAAGACACCATGTTGAACTCCATTAACTGTGTTGGGGGATTGGGGTCCGGACTCGAACCCAATCTCGCAGAGGATCCATGATAACAGAC